AAAGCCTGTGTACAATGTGGCAGAATGTTACCAATTAGCAGTTATAGACCTTATAAACCAAGGGGTAAAGGAATCTACAATACTACAGTAGGTCACCATACCGTCTGTAAGGAATGTGAAAACTTTAATCAAGCTGTTACAGTAGCTTATAACAGTAAAGCGCGTACGCCTAAACAGGTTGCGCTGCTGGAGCAAGCCAAGGTTCTGTATGAGACACTGCATGCCCGTGGCCTCGCGCCGAAGGGACGTTACGCTGCTGAAGTGCTGGGTCTAACCAAGGAGGCTAAGCAGACATCCGTTGACAGATATCTTGCTGAGGTGATGGGTATTGGTGACGAGTTGATGGCTGAGTACGATAGGTTAATGACATTAGAATTAACTGAGGAGCCTGACGTATATCAAAATATGTTGGAGGAGCTTATGACTAAGTGTTTAGGACCAGATAACAAGATACAACCTAAATACAAGGAGAAGTTTGAGGCTGTTGCAAGGAGGTTTGACGAGTATGAAGACAATTACGTTTGGTGATTATATGGACGCGAAGCGTCAAATGAAAGCTAAGCCCACATTAGATAACGTACTGAAGTATGTAGAGATTGTGACAATACTGAAAGGACGATTACCTGTATATCATCATGACTTGGCTATCATGTATCTGAAGAGATGCCCATAAGAAAGAGGACCGGTTGCTTACACCGGTCCTTTCATTTAGCCACTGTAGACTTTGATTGTAGGTATGCCATCTTTGTTTATGTATGGCTTACCAGCAGCAATCCATTCTTTATGGCCTTCCTGGTCTATTACTGGTTTGCCATCTTGTTCATATATGCGGAATATGTCCCCGATTGTCAGCTCCATGAACTCGACTGGTTCCCAGCTATCATCCCCACAGCGGCGCTCTACGGTCCTTAATTCATGCTTCTGTTTCATCAGTGCCCCTCTGCCTTGATTGTCTCTATGAGTTCCTCAAGTTCAGAGGCAGCCTCTACTGATAGCTCCTCCTCATACTTGCGCAGCCAATCTGTTAGTCTCTCAGATATTGAGGGAGGCTCGGGTATTGGCTCAGGGGCGCTGTATAGTGATGATGACGTTATAACACGTTTGTAGGTCTCATTAACTATAATAGGTTTGTATGTGTCGGGCACCTTGGATGCCTCATACTGGCTACTGACGGGTACGGCGTTGCTACCATACGTCTCTGTGAACTGAAGGTATGCCTCGCGGGCGATATGCTGTAGTGAGCCCATGTAGGTATCTGCTATGAACTGTACGTCAGCGGCGCCAGCTTCGAGCAACTTAGCTATTTGTAATAGTGCATCTGGGCCCTTCGCCACACACCACATCTTAGATGCAAGCCACTTGAGATCAAAGTCTGAGGCTAATTTACGGTCCCGGTCGAGTCTCAGCATGCCAGGCTTGAAGTTATAACCGTACGTGTACTCTGCATAGTCACATACGAATAGGCCGTTAACAAACACCTTGCCAGGTAGATCCAGTATCTGGCCAAACTCAGTGTCATTTATTACTGTGTAGTCTGTCCTGAGGTGCAAGTTTGTAGGTACTATTATATTGTTCCACTCATCTTCGCTGATATTGTGTATCTTTATCGTTAGGTCCTCGTCGGGTACGCTGGACCACGGGTGCTTGGTGTCGATAAAGAACGTTAATATATCAGTGCCGAAGCGCCGCGACTTGACAAACCTTGGTCGCCACACTTCACGGCACCCGTAGTTATAGAATACTACAGGCTTATTATTTCTGAGGAGCACCAGGGTGGCTATCTTGTAACCCTCACCAAATTGGCCTATCGTCGCGGGGTCGCCGAATTTAGTTGTCGAACCAAGCAATAGCGACTTTGTAGTTAACACTGACTTCTTGTTGCTGATACTTAACGTCTGCGTTGCGGCGTCATACTCCCATGACGCCTTGTTGTCGCTACATTGTATTTCCTGATCTAGTGCATTCTGAAATAATTCACGTATAGCATCGGCTATGCCCCATGACGGGACATAATCGCTTGCTATGGTTAACTCTATCTTTTTCATTCACCTGACCTCCTTAATATTCCCACTCATCAGACAATAAGCATATTGGATTTTCTTCGTTGATTATGTTTACTGTATACTTATTTGCTAACTCAGCTATTTCATCTGGTGTATACACGCTACACCACATGCGTCCAAAATACTTTGATAAATGCTTCCTAACTATTTCTTCAGCTGGTGCCCTAAACTTAACGTAGTATCCAGTTAGCCCACGTACCAACGACACATAATACGTGTACATAATGTAGTTGTTCTTAACCATTTTAACCCTCCATTTGTACTATTTTCAGTACCTTGAACATTGACGGGCTCCAATCGAAAAAACTACCATTTTTGGATGTAAGTTTTCTTAAGGCCTTGTTTTTTGCGTCAGCTTCATCAGAAGCCAAAACATCAACATAACCATCATAGCTTGCTGTCATGCTTGAACCACGCAGCCATACCCTGTATTTGTACATTTCAGCAGTCCTCCTTACCACTTGTAAGCATCGCAGCTGTCACTGCTTCTACTAGCTCTAATGCTTGATCCTCATCAAATCCCTGCGCTAGTAGTGCTCTATAATATGTGCCATTAAACTCAGCAAGCTTGTACACTGCATCCAACACCTTAATGAAATCCATTAAGACCCTCCCCTTCTTAGTACTGTATGTCTGTCATATCTTTATACTCGGGTTCTTTCATCCACTCCTGGCCCTGGTTATAGCCTTCCCAGTATGCATCCACAAATGCTTTCCATTCGTCTGACTCGAAGTATTCAGGCTTTACTTCTTTTGCTAACTGTGCTTTTATGTCTGCAAGTATCCTTTCTGCATCTGACAACCTAATGGTTTTCTCGTCACCTGGAGTACACGCGGCGAGCGGCGCAGCAAGTAAACATACAAGTACTACCATTGCTATGCGTCGTTTCACATTATCCCTCCTTCTCAGCTCGTCGTATCAGTATTACTTCTCCATCGATGGATATTTCCAGGGAATCGCCTTCTCTTATCCTTAATGTCTGTCGCATCTCCTTAGGTATAACTACCCTGCCAAGATCATCAATTCTCCGCACGATACCGGTTGTCTCTTTCATAATATACCTTCCTTTCCGCACATAAATTTGGGCTGTCTGAGCTTGTGACAGTCTGCCCGGCTGCATTACGCCCGGCTATAGTGCCGGGTCACTCTGCCAATTACTCCTTGTCATAGTATGAATCCTCGTATTCGTCAAATCTAGCAGAAATATCCTGTAGTACTTTTCGGTATGTATCATCGTATACTGGTAACATTGTGTCTTTGTCAATTCTTATCTGCGGTCTGTACTTAGCTCTCAGCTCCTCATAGATCACTTCCTGATAGTACTCAGGCTCCTCAGTTAATTCTGCTACCAGCCACTTGGCTAACTCTGCTGGAATATCTTCATTGGTAACTTCTTTTACTGCATTAGCTTGTTCAGCATATTTAGCCACCAAATCATCTAAACTTTCAGATATTGGTGTGCTCTTGCCCTTAGCAAATCTTGGCGGCTTAAGTCCTAAGGTCATCTGATGCCTCCAAAGCTCGTGTATCTTGTGTAGCTCCTCTTGCTCAGCCTCGGTTATTGTGCCACTGGCCTCCTTGCGTGCCAGGTACTTTTCCCGCGAGTTTATCTTTTCGCAGAACTTGCATGTGTTGTAGGTACCCTTACGACCACCGTAGTACTTGCGGAACTGTTCTATTGGCTTTATCTCGCCGCATTGTTTACATACCTTTGTCATTATCCCACCCTCTCTGGTCCACCAAATGGACTAGTTTTTATCAGGATGCTGCCCATCTCATTGATGCCCCATGACTCATTTACTACATCAGCTATAGCGTAATATATTTCGTCATCATACTTGCTGATGTCATAACCTTCATTACTCAGAAATAGGTAGCTCGTCATGCATACCTTGTCACCCATAAACTCCATAGTGTTGTCTAACACAGCGTATACCTTGAATTCAAATTTACTGTTACGTTCCTCTAATTCCTTGATGTGCTTCTTGTGTTTGTCTGACAATTCATGACTTACGCCATTGTTATCCCAGCTGAGTACATTACCTTTTTTCAGCTCTTGCATCATTTTTGGAAAATGGTTGCCAAAATGCTTATTTAATCTTGTAAACATTCTGAAGCCTCCTTTTGTGCCAATTTATCTGCCAGCACCTCAGGTATGCCTTGCTTAACTAATTCCTTGTATATCCTGCGGTACTCAGATATGGCAAATTTTATTATCTCCTTTGGGTCAACTGTATGTGTAGGTGTATCTGAGACGAGGCCCTGCTGACTAAAGCAGGCCTCGCACTTATATATCAATTTGCCCCCTAGTACTGCTAGCTGTTCATTATGCAACACACACGTGAACCCGTATTTGCCTAGATCAGTGCAAAACCTGCACCTAGTTAATGGTGTTGATTTCTTGTTATCATGATTGCAGTAAGGCCCTATTGGCACTTTGTAAGTTACTTTAGTTGTTAGTCTCTTCATAGCTCAATTTTCCCCACCAGCACTTTTTCTACGTATCTACGCGCAAGTTCTTTCTGCACTGCCTTTACCAATGTTGGTAAATAGACCTTGCGGTATGTTGTAGGGTTGATGCATAACGTACCTTTATCAATCATCTTGTTTATTTTACGACAGAAGCTATGCGCATAACCCGTTGCAGGTACCACGGCATTCATGATTTCAATCTGAATGTCAATTAGTTCCTCATCGGGCATTACTTTCAATAACTGCTCTAACGTTTGTGCCATTGTCATCTTACCTCCTTATTTAAATACACTGTGTGCAAAGTACCTGTTACCAGCTCGTGTTATACGTTGTGGTGTACCAGCAGTCATAGCTCTTATCTGATTGACGATATGAGCTGGATGTTCCTCTGCATTAACTATAACAGTTGGTTTCTTTTTGACCTTCGTGGTATTGCGTACTGCATCCACCTTTTCAAACAAATCAGCTAAACTAGCAGGTTCAATACCTATATCCGAAGGTACTACTTCCTCACTTAGGTCCATTATATCCTGCTCACTGTACTTAGTCTTTACACAGTCATTGCAGAACAGGAGACCTTCAATAGCTGTGATCGTCTTTTGGCTCCCAAAATCTACTGAGCATACCGGACATCTCATTTCTTTGCACCCCCTTTCTTCTTCATGTTTGCCTCAAGCATTCTTGTTCGCTTGTAGCAGTCTTTGCAGTCCCTACGGTACCTCACTCTACCGTGGCTGTCTTTGCCGTCCTTGTAGAACTGCTCAAGTTCCTTTAATTTGCCACAAGTCCCGCAAGTCCTATGCGTGTCGCTGTCATTTGAGGCTATGAACATGTTTGATAAGTAAGACACAATTACTCCCCCTTTATTTTACAGCGCGTCAGCACTGTTTGTCTGACTTTATTATATTCGCTATGTTCCTTTACTGTACCTACAATATCGTACTCTTTACCAGTGTCCAACAAGGCACTCGTAGTTTTCCATACTAATGTGTTACCATCAGCAGTCTCAAATATGTAGATATACCCTGTTGTCATTCTTCTTTGATAGCCAAACGATGCATCATAAGGTACAGCTTTAGTTAATGTCGCTGTGACACTGAGTCTTTGACCAACTTTACCGATGTATTCACCACGTACTGGTTCAAGTGCATTCCTGAATTCACGTATATCATCTCTTAACACGAAGTAACCATTAGATATTGTAAAGATATCTGCAACTGATACCTTCACATAACTATGAGTTGTTAACCAGGTAGGCTCTGTGGGTAGCACCCAACGTAATTCTGGTGAGAATTTAGCGCCAGCTTCTTTTAGTTTATCCTTGATGTCGTATGTGTTGCCAAGTACTATATAAGCATCAACATTCTCAAACCCGTATTTGTTCAGCGTACGCAGATTTTGTTCTGCCACTTTAGCGTCACGTTCTTTACGCTTCTTCTCATTAGCCTTTTTCTTTGAACGTTGCATGCGCTCGTACTCTATGTCTGTGTACATACGAACATCCTTTGTTATTTTGCCATCACCGTTGCACTTATAGCAAACACCACCATCTGGCAATGCAGGGACGCCGCGGCCATTATGTACAGCAACATAGAAAATACCTGATCCACCACAACGGTCACAAGTGTCACTTATCGTTGCATAGGCCTTACCATCTTTATCAAATGTCTTTACAATAGATGCATTTGCATAACTTTCTGCAAGCTTCACGACTAAACCTCCTTTTAATACCCAGCAGGGTTCCTGCTGGGTATCGACTTTTGCTGAGAACTTCAGCCTCTATTATATTATAACATAATATATAGCAGTTGTACATAGGTTCTATAGAAAAGTACGCCGGCTGCTCACTCAATATTGCCGCGCATTACTGCCTGAACATAATCAGTAGTTAAATGAGGTTTATTATCTAACGCCCAAATCTTTTCAGTCCACTTGGAGTTCTCAACCTTCTTACTTGCATCTCTTATCATCTCTGCTGTCGCATCAATTGCATCAGCGTGAAATACAATATGGGCCTCAAGAGCTACTGGAGAAACTACAGCGCCGTGCTCTTGTTTACCATGGTGTGATAGGATGATGTGGCGAAGAATCTCCAGCTTAGCTTCTGCCCCAGTATCTTTAAGTAAATTCAGGTTCTCCGCGTGGTTACCTACAAATTCTGCACCAATGAATAGGTGATCAAACAACTTGCCTTCATCTGTCATTTCACAGACTACACCATTTATTCGGTAACCAAATAGTTTACCAACGTCATGTAACAACCCACCTGCTACCACTAGTGCTTCATTGGCTTCAGGTATCGCGGCTGCTATCGACTTTGCTATTTGTGCAACTGATAAGCTATGTATCAGTGTACCAGCTGCATAGGCATGGTGTATACCGTTGGCTGCTGGTGCTGTTAACCATAAGCTACGTAAATCGTGTAAAATCCCTAGGCACAGTGACCTTAGAAATTCGTCTCCTATATTAGAAGCTAATTCATAAGCATCTTTGTATACTGTTGTAATGTTCAGGCCAGACGATGGCATGAACTCACTGATATGCTTTTCAGTATTTGTAGTTAACCCGCGTACATTTAGCTGCTTTGTCCCTTGCCACTCAGTAACTTGTCCACTTACATTTAATATAGTATTCTTTTCAGGTACTGTTTTACCAGGCCAATCCCAGTAGTTACCATTTATCTTATCAACACCGTCATATAATTCTAGTGCTAAATATGGTTTCTTTGCTTTAGTCTCTTTAACAACAGCCGCAAGTACTACTAACGGTATTACATAACTCTTTCCGACTTCAAGCTCTTTAATCTTCATCTCTTCTTTTCCTCCCTTATATAATAAATTGCATTATTGCTGTCATATAATGGCATGTCTTTTAATTCTTTAGCTGCAGCAGATAGCAGTGTAGTAAATGCATCATAAGGAAATATCATATCAGTACCCTTATTGATTGGGATGTTTATTGGCACTGTTATACCGTCTCTACCAGGTCTCCATTCATTGTCTCTTTGCCTCAAGTAGAATTCTCTGATATTGATGTACTTCACACCGTCTCTAATTGCAGCAGCAACCACTAACTTTATACGATCTGACTTTAGCGTCTCACCTATTACTTTGTAATTATCCCAGATACGCTTTGGCGCTTTCACCGTAGTATCTTGAATAACTCTAGCTTTTGCAACTTTCATAGTTATTCCCCTTCCTTGTATATATCAAATACTTTGCCATCATACACATTATACGATAAGAAGCTCATATCGTCTGGCTCTTTAAATCCTATACCTTCTGAGCTAACTTTCTGACCCCATGATGGTGCTCCTTTTTCAATGCCAGCTGTTATAGGGCACCTAAATGATTTGAAATCTGATAATAGCCATCTTAACACAGGTATATGCTCTTGTTCGTCTTTATGGCACATTACTATAACCTCATCATGTATTGGTAATAATAGCTTTGTCTTAAGATTATTATGCATGATGTACTTAAATATGTTCACAAGCTTAGACTTGATATAATCAGCAGCGCAGCCTTGTATTAACGCATTTGGTGCTTTATAGCAATCATCTGGGTCGAGGCGGCGACGCCTGCCATAAAAATTCTTAACAAAACCACGCACTTTTATTACTTGGTGTACTGTGGAGATAAATGCTTTAGCTTCAGGCATCTGCGAAAAATAATTAACTTTAAGATCGGTTGCTTCAGTAACTGTGCACTTTAGCATACCACTTAGGCTGTCAATACCAACGCCATATATTAGTGCAAAGTTTATTGTCTTACCTTTACTTCTCATGTCATTTGCGGCCGTATCACCAGCATTTATCTTGCTTATTAACTCATCAATATCTACATGGAATATCATAGCCGCTGTTGCGGCATGCACGTCGTAACCCTTTTTAATGGCCTCTATTAAGCTTGGTATCTTTGCATAGTGTGCAAATAGTCTGTACTCAACCTGATCTAGGTCCATAAAGTATAAGTCATAATCTGGATCTGGAATGAACACACGTCTTATACGCTTGTCTTTCTTTGGCAGTGTTTGTAACGCTGGTTTAGTTATTGACATGCGGCCTGTAGTTGCCTCTGTCTGGTTTATACTACAATGCACCCTGTCCTCGTTATCCTTTTGTGCGTATATACCTACAGCGTAAGTATTTAGCAATTTCTCATTCTTTCTGTACTCAAGTATCTTTTTTACTATCGATACATCGTGCTTTTCAGCTAATGTGTTTAATGCATCCTTGTCTAACTTAGGGTTACCTTTATCAGTCATGCCTATCCAGTTTTTATTTACACCTAAGTTCATTAAAACATTGTACAGTTGCTTACCAGAATTTATATTGAACATGCTACCGGCCTCTTCATATATAGCGCGTTCTGCATCATCAGTAATCTGCTGTAGTTCTATTTTCAAAGGAGCCTCATAGCTTGGGTCAGTACGCATACCATATCGTTCCATTGCATATAATGCAATCATAAGTTCGCATTCTCTGTCATATAACTCAACTAGGTTATCTGCTATGAGTTTTGGGTATTCATCTACAAACACAATATAGCAGTTCCATACGTCAGCATTCGCGTACTCAGATAGTAATTCACGTGGTATTAGACGATAATCATTTATTTTGTTCATTTGCTTGTACGCATCGACCATGTACTCGAACTTTACTATGCCACCTTTTTTCTTAGCCGCCATATCCCTTAGCTGAAATGAATGCCTATTTTCATCTACTAGCTTAGATAGAACTACAGTATCATGTACCCTTCCTATTATCTTCATACCTGCATTAGCAAACATATGTGCGTCAAATTTCCAATTATGTGCTATCTTTTCAATGCTTGGGTCCTCGAATAATGGCGCCAATTGCTTAAACTTTGCAAAGCCATTATTTACTGTGTCATATATACTGTAAGCATTCTTACCGTCACATATAGATATACAAAATGGATAGTCTTGTGGACGTGCCGATTTACCTGTGCCTATCCATCTTCTTACAACAGACTTTGGTACTTCGCTACTACTTTTGAAATATGCATGGGTTTCAGTATCAAATGTAATAAACTTGCGATTGTAAAGTTCAAATGGCTTAACGCGCTGTAGAATCTCTTGTGGGTCATCAATTTCATAAAAGTTAGCGACCTTATGGTCTTTAACAAAGGACTCTGCTATGTAGGTATAGCCGGTACCCTTCTGTATTACAGCTTTCCGTTTTGGTCTGATTACAGCCAATCCTATCACTCTCCTTCATTCTTCTCCATCTCGGCAGTAGTGCGACAATCGGTTACGCATTCCTCGCACCATATCTCACCATCGATGTCATAGCATACATCGCCAGCATAAATCTCAGCATCGCATTTAAGACAGGTATGTACGACAGGTGGTTCAGGAGCGTTGGGGCAACGATTGTGACAAGGTGTTTGGAGACAAATATCGCACATTAACTTTCAACCTCCTTTATAATTATATCACATTTGAAGGCAGCCGTAAACTACCTTCGTAGGAATAGAACATAACTTATAGTTTGGACAAACCTCTCATTACTACTCAAGTGTTGTCTTCTTCTTGTTTATACCCTATAGCTTTCTTTAGTGCTCTGGCGATAGCATCTGGACAAGACAAGCACTGTGAGTTCTCGTTACGCATTGCGGCGGGGCAGCGTATACCTGCTAATTGCCTAATAATTGAATCATAGTCTACGTTAGCTCTGAGTGCCAAAGTAGCTAACCGCGCAGAAGCTTCAGATTGTGCTGGACAACCACCTGCTTTACCTGTGTTAGTAAACACTTCGCATATGCCATGTTCATCATAGTTAACAGTAATGTATAGATTACCACATCCAGTTCTTATTTTCTCTGTAAAGCCTTGTGTAATTGTGGCACGGTCACGTGGCATAACCTTATTATACTGCATTATTCAACCTCCTGCGTTATCTCATACTTGTATCTTATATAGTGCTTATTAAATGCCTTTGTAGGTATTCTGCGTATTTTCCCAGCATCTACAAGGTCTAATATTACATAGCGTACCCTGTTAGGATTCATGCCCGCCTTCCTTGCTATTTCTGAGACTGATACAGTTTTACCTTCAAGATCTTTTAAAGCACTTAGTACTTTAGTATGCTCTTCAGCGGTTGTTGTAATTATAATATGTGCCAATATTAACACCTCCTTATTATTATAACACTTATTGCTAGTCCGTAGAATACCCTAATATAATTTATTACTTAATGTATCACGGACGTGTTATAAGCCTCATATACATTCTACGTGTATACCTGAGGCCTTTAATAATTGTATACCAAAATCTTCTTTCCAATCTTCAAAGTAATACACTTTTGAAAATCCACCTGGTGCATTTATTATTGCTGTGGCGCATTGCTTACAAGGCGCTAATGTTATAAACATAATTTTACCAGGCTCGGTACTAGTGCACTTTATAAGAGCGTTTATTTCAGCGTGTATACAGCCGTACTTTCCATCTAACACGCACATGCAATCTGCTAAACCTTTAGGACCACCATTTACACCTATACTATGTACCTGTGACATACTACTGTCAGTTATTATAGCTGCAACCTTGCGCTCTGTACATTTAGATAATGTTGCTAAGTTAGCTGTGAAATCTTTGAATACTTTGCATCTTGCCATGTTCATTAATTTATCCTCCTTGCGAATACATGGAACATCAATGAGCCGTTATGTAGGCTTACTGTGCCTATAAATTGTGCCCCTGTCACGTCATTGGCAGGATGCCCTGTGCCATGCATAATAATTGCGTAAGTGCATGTAGTTGGTTCACTTGTCAGTGCGTACAGTACTATATTATCTCTCTGATTAGCTACAGATAATATTTTACTATTCTCTGACAGAGTTAATTCCTGATAGTCAACAATATCTAGAGTGTACTTAAGAATACGTTTCATTTGATCGCCTCCTCAAGAATTGGGTGTAGGTACTCTACAATTGGGTCTAGAATATCTGATTTATATCTAATGAATGGGTTATGCTGGAACTTAAGCGCTGTGGCGCATTTGTCACATATCGGTATAATATTCCACGCTGCATACCTTCCACCGAACTTGAATGGTATAAACATGCCTCTTGCATCTATAGAGCTAGACTCACAGGTCGCACATGAACCAAAGTGCATGCATGCTCTTATCCATTCATCTTCTGTTAGTGTCTTGATTGGTTTACGAACTTTACTGATCATTTCAAGCCATGCATTAAATTTATCCTCGTTCTTCTTACGTACTCTAGCGCGGTGGCGCTGTAACTTTGCTAAGGCTTGCTCTGGTGTTGTACTAGCCATAACCTTTTTGCTCTTACATTTCTTGCATATATTTTCACCCTTTGCAACCTCTGCAAATTGCCCACATAGCTTACATATTCTTTTCTTAAATGGGGTGCCGCAGAAGCGGCACCGCTTATCAGGATGCGTTATAGGATATACCCAGCCACACCCCTCACATGTTTTAGTGTCTACCATGTAGCACCCGTGTCATATCGTATTACGGGTAAGCCGCATTGAGTTGCCATTACGTGGGCATAGGACCTGGATACTTCATCCAGCTTATCCTTTGACAATACAAATGTTTCGCCACGTTGCTTACAGCGTGACCATAAGGTCCTGAGCGGTGCTGTGCAGTAAATTACAAAACCTCCGCCATGCGTCTTTACTAGAGCTTCTAACATCTTAACATGCATTGGGTCCATCTCTAGTCTACCTCTAAAGATTGGTCCGTACACAACATCCGAATACCAGCTTCTATCAAATATGTGCACTTTAGTTGGGTCTGCTGAACTTACAGCTTCTGCATATACCTTCCAGTAATTATCAGCCTCTTCTTCGGTTTTAGGATTGCTGAAGTGTCTATAGAGACTTCCTGGAAGACTTTCCATTAGCTGCTTGATAATTGTGGTTTTGCCAGCACCATCTGGGCCTTCAACGATTATAATCATTTGTCTGCCTCCCTTATATATTTGAATCTATCATTGAGTATCAAAGTAGGTTTAGGCAGTATACTGTATGGTTTACCGCACCACATCTTGCCCTCTTGGCAGGCACCTGTAGTGCAGAATGGTCCACAGTTATGGTACATATTACTTAGCTCCCATAATTGCTCCCATATCAACAACATAACATACTGGGTCTCCAGCGTATTCCTGTTACAAGTCCGTTGACGTATCATATGCTTTAATTGGTATGGCGTGGCCGAAATCAATAGCACATTACGCAGGCCTTGTGGCATCTTATAGCCTGCTGCATCCCTACCAACTAACTCTACAAGGTCTTCATATTCATGTAAGTCTCTTAAGCAACCGTCTAGGTAGAAGTCTGTAACATGCTTGCCTGGATTTTCATTATCATATTTAATTATCTCATATGGTACAACGAACTGTGCCCTACCAGAATAATCAGAATACTGCAATGAGCCTGACATAAACTTTACTTCATTTTGATGCCGTGTTATTTGTGCTAAGAAGCGACGCGATGCCCCAACTACAGCAACATTTATAATGCCAAACTTCTGGATGGTTGGGTGAGGTAACGACACCATAGAATCTACAAGTTTATCAGAATATGGTTTGTTCAGTAGTTCCAGAAAGTCATTCATATTACTGATGTTATGTCCGCGTTGTGTTAGGCGAGCCATTGCAACCATCATATTTTCCGCCTCACCTACTGCTTTTGGATTTAATATCTTAACTTCTATTTTATTCATCAGCCTCACGCAACCTTTCTAAACCTAATATAGCTTTTATCTCTTGCTGCTCTGACAGCGAGCATTGCTCTACGCACTTAACAAATTCCTTAGCAACTAACTTAAAAGCTATGCCTAGTGTTAACGCATCAGTGTTATAGAATATTGAGGTGTCGCCGTCTTTCTCTGACAATATTGCTATGAAGTCATCTGACTCATATAGCGCACCGTCCATACGGACGGTGCAGGCATCTGGTAAAGTAACAACTTTATTAGTCATGATTATCCTCCTTAAATATGTTTCATAGTGTGGTCGTACCCTTCATCTTGGCGCCTTATGTTTTCTTTATGCTTATCTAAATAACGTTGGTAGAACTCTTCTGCATCCATACCTAGACCTATTGATAAATTCATAAAGAAATGCCAAGCGTCAATCAACTCATTCTTTGCTTTGTCAAATGCCTCAGCAATCTCTTCATCTGTCATATTACTGTAGTCCTTCCAGTGTTTGAAAAATGGTATTTCATACAGCATCTCATGTAGTTCCTGATTGCAGAATACGAAGTGGTCCCTAAGGAATGCTGCGCGTTCTTTTAAGTCACTGTTGTAGCGCGGGTCGACGCGATCCTGAAATTCTTTCTGCATTTCGAGCATATGCTCTAATGGATTTACTAGCATACTTTAAGCTCCTCCTTTTACATACATAGCTCTAAACTCAATGCGCTTTAGAACTTTCTCGTATATTTCAGGGAACTGTGTTTTTAGCTTTTCTGTGTCTACCCTATTCTGTGCCCTAGGTGACCATTTGATTGTATAATCTTTGGTGTACGCTATCTCTTTATCTTTAATGCGATCTTTAAGTCTGTTCTGCGCTTCTTCCATTGTCTTTGTCAGTTCTTTAATCTTTGCCTTACAATCAAGAATAGTAGCTGCTAAGTCATTTGATATGTCGTCGTCAAGTATAATTTCTGAGTTCTTAACTACTGAACTATAAATACCGTTTGCAAACTCTGTATCAACAGCTTGCATCTCAGGTTCTTTGAGGGCCAATACATTGTCATACCAAAAGCTTTTAGCCGCTGGTATTATTGTATCTCTTAGTAGCTCATCATTTCTGAATACGTCATAGTGATAAAATTTATTGCCACCTACAAGGCAAGCAAATGCGCCTTTTTCCAAGCCTAATATCCATAGGTACCAATTTAGTTGGTATATGTAAGACGTAAGTAAGTCACCGCTTTCCCAGGCATCATTATTGTACTCACTTGTAGTTTTGCACTCAAGCACACCAATAGGATTGCCTTCTTCATCAATAATAAGCCTATCAATATTGGCAATAGCCCAAGGGTACTCATTGTGTTGCAGTAAAGCATTGATAGTTAGTAGTCTTGCACCAGTCCGTCTTGCGTACTCATAAGCTACTACAGGCTCTAACAGATGTCCAAAGTGCATACGTTCTTGTGCTGCGGCGTCTGGGTTAAGTGCATCTTGAAATTGCCCTGTCTTATTTAAGTAAACCTGTCTAGCTGAAGAGAATGGACTTACACCACATATAGCTCCTATATCAGAGCCGCCTATCCCTATAGTTCGGGCCTTCAACCAGGCCTCCTCGTCTTCTTCTTGTGTTACTGTACTATACACGTGGCAATTAGTCAACTTCTTTAGAGCGGCAACTGTAAGGCTACCCTGTGGCTTAGCTAATAATTGTTCATATTCCATCATTCAAACCTCCTTTGCATCTGTAGCTATGACCTTTTCTAGCAACTTAGGTAAACCCTTCTTAACAATTTCAATAGTCGCTCTATCTACAACCCTGTCGATTATTGCATCTCTCTTTGAATAGATATATTGCTTGATTGCCTTGTTTACGCCGTCCCTTATTCCATATCTCGCTTCACGGTTCTCATATCCATGCGTTTCAACAATGCGTCTTGCGATCTCCTTCGACACTAATTCGGCTATGTAGGCTTCATCAATTTCAATCTCTAACTTCACTTTCCTCGACCTCACTTTTCATTTTGATTAAAATATACTTGCTTTTATCAATTTTCCCCTGAGCTTCACCTCCTAAAAGTCTGATGGTGCGTAGTAGCTTTTACGTGCTGCTTCTATTTCTTCTCTGGTTATAGGAACTGTTGTAAGATTCTCAAACAACTGGGTACCAAGCGGTAATCTACGATAGTCACCTTTGAATTTATCTACAAGGTGCTGCGTAGTTAAGAACTTGAGCAATAGCCTAAGATCATCTTTTGCTAGTCCTGTGTAGTCTTCAAGTGTAGCACGACTAAAGTAAGGCAACTGGTACAATATTTTAGCCATCTCATTAGCGTCTGCTAATGGTAATGTAAGGAACATAGCCCTAAGCTTAGTAATGTTAGAGTCGGATGTGTCTGACGTTATACGCTCTTGTTCACTTAGCTTATCATACCCAAAGCTCTTCGCTTTATATATGTCATTCATGAAATCTACAACGAAGTCCACATGCTCAGGTTTTACTATTACATTTTCAAATGTCTCATCTGTAGAACATACACAACATGCCGCAGAAACAGCTAGTCTGGCTATCTTAAGTCTCTGGTCAGCCGCTTCAACTATAGGCACCCTCGATGTGTAATATGCACCCATCTCGGTGGCCTTGCTAAGTATGCGTTGTGTTGCCTCTTCTGTTATTTTGATATTCTCAGGCCTACGACTCCAGGCCCATAGGACCCTAGCATTACAAGCATCAGACGTGTACACATGTGGCACGGCAGGCATGTCTTTAAGTGGCTTATTAACGAGAGTTGGATCAATGTCTCCTGAGGCCACTGATATAACAAGATCCAAACGTCTGACATCCTCCGCTTTACCCATGAGTTTAAGGACTGCATTAACCCCATAAGTTTCTGAGTTAAGCGGTCTGCCATTTCTAGGGTTTGATATATAGATGGCTCTAGTTCTACTTGTAGTTTCTGCTGTAATAACTCCAGTTGCTTTTGCAATTCCGCTTGATCTTACATCTGACAGTATTGCGAGGTCCTCTTCGCTAAGTCCTGATAGTTCATCAATGGCTATCAGTCCTCCATCATTTAACGGAAATGCTCCCCAAACTAAGAACCATCTTTTGTTGTTCTGCTGCATATTGTATACTAGCCCAGTTCTTCTAGATGATTCACCTGAATGTAATTCACCTAGTCTGTAGTGCTGCATCAGACGCTCTACAATAGTAGTTTTCGCTTGGCCTGAGTCGCCAATTATCAGTAGCTCCCCCCAGCCACGTTTTACAAACTGATCTTGAAAATAAAAGTTAAGCACTGTGTGGTATATTAAATCAACAGCAAATGCTACATTACTTCGTTCCCAGATATACGTTACATTTCTCTCAAGATCTGTATGTATCTCTTTGAATTTATCTTGTACCGTTTGACCATCAGTTACTTGGAACAGCTTAAGATACTCTATAACTTCATCGCTGAGTTCGAAATCGCTTATCAAGTCTTTCTCTGGGTACACCTTATCAAATATGTATGTAGCATATTGCGATGATGGATCTGGATACATGTAACCAGCCATTGTATACCGCTTGTTTGTTTTTAGGTCATTTCCTATGCAGTACCCTGTACGAACCACATATTCGTGCTCTTTAGAGAATCCAAAGTTAGCTTCTGCCTTAGGAATTAGTCTGAGTTCTTCAATGTTCATGTACTCTTCAATGTCTATCCTGCAGCGATCACATCTTGCATTTATACCAAGCATCTCATATATAACCGCTTGCTGCTGCTTATCTGTACATTTTATTAGTTTCATCAAGTCCTTATTGGATGGCTCAACTGTGAAGATTAACTCACCTGCGTGCACTGATAAATTGCACTTTGCACACTTCTTATTGTCACCATCTGCAGCATCACCACAGAATGCTTTTATGCGTTTAGGACATAGATATGGCGTGTTATCTTTACCGCTAACCATTACAGGTACTCTGATTCTTTTTCCGTATAGTGTAGCGTCTGAACTCTCAGACAAATGTACCTCTATAGCTTCGCTCTCATCAGCAACCCTGTCCTCTTTAAGCAAGGGGTCGATGTATTTAGTTGCGTTATCTAGAAGTGCCTGAAAGTCTTCTGCCGTCTGATTGCATTTTACAAAGAAATCAGTTATGTCACCTTTAACAGGAAAGTCGCTGGGCCAATTAACTACAAAAACGTCCACAACTCTGTAGAGCTTCTCGCATAGCTTTTTGGTAGCGTTCCTGCCTGCCTCATCGTTATCTTGGGCAAGATATACACGCTTCTTGTTCCTGAATAGCCTAGTCCAATCAGCTTTCCATGTACCAGCACCACTAGTGGCGCAGGCAGCAGGAAATCCATACTGCTCAGCGATGATGCGGTCCATCTCACCTTCGCACCATACTATGTAGTCAATTGAGTCATCTAACACACGATCTATACCAAAGATACGTACCTCACCGTAAGTGTTACCATACTCATCTACATAGTTAAGTACTTTCCATTGGTCATCCGTTGAGTTCCACTTGTAACGCCTAAAGTTTACCAATACATTGAACTCATCATATATTGGTATAGTAATCCTTTCCCCGTCCCATCCTAGTTTGAACTTCCTTAAAGTGTCATCTGTTAAGCCTCTGCGTTCTCTTAATACGTCGCGGATAGGTCCAGTCAGGTCCATCAGCGCTTTATGATAGTGCTGAGCCAGCCCTGGTTCAATATCTGGTCGTGTAGGTCTAGTACCATCAGGTCTAGGAATTTTAAGGCTATCGCCAAGTTTAAACCACGCCTCCTCACTAGACAAACCTTCTATTGCACGAAGCATTGTGTGGATATTGCCCTTGGAATGGCAACTATTGCAGTAATATACACCTTTTGCTAAGTTAACTGTAAGAGATGGATTGTTATCTGTTTTGGATTCATGTAGGTCTTTAAAGGGACATTCTGCTTTACATTCTTGACCTCTGCGTTGTACATTGTTTAATATGCTCAGGAAAAATGCTTCATTGTCAACTTCGGCTAAAATCCTGTTCGTATATTCACTCCATCTAATGTCGCACACCCCCTCAAAAAAGACTAGGGGTGCGTCTGCACCCCTTTGCAGAACTGATTAGAATTCTGTTGCTTCTATGTTTGAAGCGGAGGTATTAGATGAAGTATTATCTTCCATATCGTATTCAAGATTCTGAATTGAACTACGATACATCTTATACAGTGCTAAGCCAAATTCTCTGTCAGACTCTTCAGTGGGACCTGCTGGAGTAGGTACACATATGTACCATTCATTTCCGCCCTTAGCTTGAAGCTTTTCATTCAACGCATAACCATAGTTCCACATGTTTTGCATTGTTACTTTAGCTAAGCTATAGAGCTTCTTGCCTTCATTGTAGCTAGTCTTTGCAAAGCTTAGAATGATTGGCATACGCTCACCGGCAAAAAATCCGAAGAAGTTAATGTATTTCGTGCATGTAGGAAGTGATTCCTTGCCCTGCTTAGTGTTATCAAATTCACAACGCTTACAGGATGCACATACTAAAGTTGTTCCATCGGACCTTGTGCCGATTTTACCGTCTCTAGCGATACAACGAATACCGCCTCCCTCTGAACGATCTTTCCACCAGATGTTGTTGTTGAACTTAAATACAGGAACAAACACTTTACCATTAAGTTTTTCTTTAGTGAGTGAATTGATAATGTCGCCCTCATTAGCGATTTTGTCCTTGCGTTCAGGACTTAGTGTTTGGATCACCTTGACCCGTGGGATAATCATATCATTGGCATCGTCATCCTCAAAGCCAAGTGGCATCCCAGTCTGATTTACTAATTCGGTAGTTTCGTCTTTAACTACCAAGTCTTTAGTTTTGTCGTTCATAATTGAAAAGACCTCCCTTACTTGTATTTATAAAGGTTTTTTAACCTCTATATTTATAATTATACCATATTTAATGGAATAAGTAAATACTGCATTTTACGGCTAAATTTTATTTCACTAACGCATCTGCTGCCTCTACGCACCTTGTTGCCACAGCATCTGCAACAGTATTAGTTATTATGAATCTATTGAGTGTATCTGTGTCTAACACAAAACCGTTATTTTTCACAGATAGCTCTACAATCTGTTCATACATACTTTCTTTAAGCGTAGTGCTTTCAACCCGTGCCTTGATTGCGTCATACAGTAACCTTCCTGAGCTGTCTTGATTTATAAGCTTACCAGCTGTCACTTTTCCAAATGATACTGCATGACCTTTGATATAATAAAAGGTAACTTCATAGCCGGCCTTCTCGCATCTCATTTGCGCATTCATAATCTCAATCCAAATATCTTTATTTTTAACTGGTGCTCCTGAGGCTGTTATCCAACCATTATTCATCCAGTTCTTGTACCATTCCTTAGTCATAGCATTAAACAGATATTCAGAGTCAGTAATGATCTGAGCGTGTTGCTGCGCCTCATATACATAGTCTAAGGCCGTAAGCAAAGCCAGTAGTTCACCACGTTGATTCGTAGACTTCAATTCATAATTGGATAGCAGTGCGGTGTTGATGAGGTTAAGATTCTCATCCATACACATTATAAATACTCCTCCAGCTGATACACAATCTGGTTTGCCATTCCTACGACAAGCGCCATCTATAGCTATTACAAGCATTATATCATACCCCCTATCAGTATTAAAATTGCTGACACGAAGAATATAATGCTGAACACCATGCTAGCAATTAAGTCAAACTTTGTAGCGTCTTTTCTTATACCATTGCCCAAACATATAAGCGCCATAAGTAGCGCAAATACCATTAGTATATATGACATAGTGGCGCCTCCTTTTCGATATCTACAAACCTAATTGCATCTGGGTCAGCATAAGCAACGCGCCCATCAAGTAGCTCAAATACTGCTGCAGCGTAAGGTCCATCATCTGAGGATTCCTGGAATATTCCAAGTACATAGCAGGGTGTCTCTCCTTCTGGTATGCCCAACTTATGAGACAGGTAAGAATTTATATTTACCACAGCGCTGCGGCGAGGCATTTTAATCTCTACGCTAATACCAGCCATTTATTCCACCTCCATCTTTTTCTGCACAATATCAAGCAATCGCATTATCCATAAGGAAACATTTTTAACCATTGCTCTAATAGGTCAATTCTCATTCCCTCACCTCCAACGCCTTGCTGATTTTGGTAAGGGCCTCACTTGCTTTGTCTAAAGCAGCATTTACGCTTCTGTCGCTCCATGCTGCCTTGATAGCTTCCATCGCCATAATAAGAGCCTCTACATCAGCCGGATTGTGGTAATCGGCTGATGTGTCAGAGAGGGCAGCGTCTATAATGTTTCTTGCACATTTCAGACAGTGCCCATACCCTGCGTAAGTTATATCGGTCCCACATCTTTTGCACTTACCACACGTGCAAAAGTGTCCTATATCAGGCATATAATTGTTTGCTATAATAAGCGCATCCCTATACTGCGCTGCCCGTGCCTGTAGCTGTTCATTATCTGCCTGCAAGGCTTCGATTGTATCGTACAAATCGAGCACTTGCTTTACGTCTACTGGTGCTACAGCTAAACCTTGTGCATATAGTTTTTTAATGCCATCATACTGTTTCTTCACTTCATCTATGCTCAACCTCACGTTATTCAACCTCCTTTGTATTTGTTACATATTCATCAAATCGCATTCCACAATTTGGACAATAACGATATTTATCTTTTTGCGGCTCACACTCAAACAATTCGCCGCAATTCTCGCATTCCCAATAGTTCGGCTTTGTTTCAATGAACTTCACTGTGCCACGTGTTTCCTCATTTTTGTTGCCTTTTAACAATGCTGCAAGTTTACAGGTAGGCGCATGCCCATTGAACTCATGCCATCCACACACCGGACAATGGTGTTCATATACCGGCAACATATTCATTAGGGGTATCCTATTACCCCATTCCAACCGCTCCAGCATATCTCTATATGCAAGAGCGGTGCGGGCAACTTGCCTTGTTACTTCGATTGTGTTGATGCAGTATACACTGCAATCTTCACAATCAATACTCATGCACCTTGCGGCGTCTTCTAATTGTTTTTTCGTGAGCAGCATTTTAATTCCTCGCTTTCCCGTCTATTCCATGCCTTTATCGCTTCCTCTTTTGTCTTATATGTGGCTCCCTCCGCCGCAGGACATTCAGGCAAATCATTATCTGCTCTTCCTGAAATACATCGTACTAACCAATTTTCTCCTGAATACCCACCGTCACTAGTGTCTGCTTTATTCCCACAAAACGGACACCTTTTTAGTTCACTCATTATTCTACCTCCCCAACGAAACGCTTGAATATTGGGCAATTAAGTGATTTGGTACCTTGCTGGTTTGTTGATTCACCAAAGGTGTCAATCTCAATGAACTTACCAATGTATTTCTCAGGATTTTCCCATATTTCTATACGCTGTGCGTCAGAAAACCCTGAGCCGACTCTAAGCTTATTGCCTTTGTACATTACAACTAAAGCACCAAGCATATCCTCATACTTGTTAGTTCCTTCTATTAAGTCTACAACTTCAAGAGTGTACGTTTCTGTATGTTTAACCTTTAGCAGTGACTTGGACCTCTTTACCTCATAAGGCGCTTCGGCGCAGTTAAGCATTACTCCCTCGCCGCCTCTGGCCCATATCTCTGCAACTATTGGCTCAACCTCAGACATATGCTTAGCAAATCCTAGAATAGGCACAGGTTTTATAAATTGTAAGTTTTTATGCACGCCATATGAGGCGATGAACTTAGGCCATTCATCAAGACCCAGGTTTTGTATACTATCATCCATTAACGTGGCACCTAAAAGAATTTTTCTAACTAGTGCATTGTCCTCTGATATTCCTTTATAGAAGTCCTCAAGTGGCAGCATATCGAAGATATTATAGGTCAAGCCATGCTTAATGCCTTTTGTACTCGCAAGCGAGTTCGTGGCTTGTCTAAGGGCTACAGAGTCTTTAAAAGTACCTATTGCTAATAACTCGCCATCATAGACACGATTATCTGGTAGATAGCGGGCCTCTTCTATTATATCTACTAAACCAGTATCTTCATGTCCAGATCTACTGAATAATCTACATACGCCATTTTCTTTTATAAGTATTCTGCGTATACCGTCTAATTTCTCTGTCACTATGCACGGCCACTTTATTTTATGCGCTGGTACGTCATCAATCTTAGTGCCTAACATACATCCCACAGTAGGGATAAAATTCTTGCCATATACAGTATTTAAGGTCTTAGCTGTTACACCTATCTGTAGGTCTTGTGTAACTATTGCCTTAGCAAGTTCTTCTGCAAACGAATTATCTGAATACATAGCTTTGGTGCAGTTAATAAAACGTGCTGCCATCGCCAGATCATAATCTGTACCTGTATTATGCGACTTGAAATACTTAATTGCTTCACTATAGGATATAAAAGCTTCTTTGCCTGTGTCTTTAAACTCTGCAAGAGCTTTGTTTAACTTTGCTTTGGATATGCCTGTCTTGTTGTACGGATCATAGATAAATCTCAGTATCTCCTTAAGTCCAGGTACATTCTCATTCTTTTTAAGTAAGTACTGTTTGTCATTGTAGCTTGGCGTCCTCTTAATTAGACTAATGACTTTAGCAGCCTCATTCATTAAAATACCTCCTCATTCTTTTTTTGACACTATTCTTAAATGTATTTATAATATGATTAACATACGGCTGAGAGACTCCTACGGCGGCAGCTATCTCCTTATTTGAGATATTGTACTCAGCATCGCGCCACGCTTTAATAATTGCTTTGTGCTTTGGGTTTGTCAATTTATCATACGATATTTGTATAGCTCTATTTAGATTGCAATAAAGCTCCTTCTGTAATAGCTCTTGTTCTGTATCTACAACATTAGTTGAAAGCAACTCTAAATATTCATGTTTGGTCCCATCTTCTTGGTAAGCTATGCTGTTATATGATACAACTTCTAACTGGCGCTTTCTTTTTAGAGTTCTTATGTACGACCCTAAAGCGTTATAAATACAGCACGTAGCGTACGTTGAGAACTTATAGCCCTTGGACTCATCATATGTTATAGCGGCGTTCCATAAGGCCTCGTAACCTATACTTTGCGCTTCAGGGTCATGCAAAACATTAAGACGTTTAAGTTGCGCAAATATTAAACCCACATTGTCCTTTATTATCTTATCCATAGTCTTCTCCTTCGTACTGTATTTCTTTACCGCAATATGCACAGTACTTAAGTAGCGAACCTGTGTGGCCACATTGACAATATAAAGCTTTTTCAATAAGGTCTGCAACGTCCTTTACAGTTCTACAGATTCCTCCTACTGCGCCAGCTGCAATCATCTCCTCAATGAATATCTCTTGGTGCGGCGTCGCTGTACCTGTGTCATCTTTTAACTCGACAACCACGAAACGACCTCTTGCACATATGAATAAGTCGGAATATCCTTTATGAAACCTGTCGCAGACACGTATAACTTTTATACCGTCGCGTTGTTGCGGTTCTAACCAGCTCATAACCTTGGCTAATAGTGTAGCTTCATCTTTGTACATAATATTAGGTGGCGGCTTACTCATACTAACGCCTCCGATTTAAGATGGTTAAGCACAGAGTAGCTTGCGTTACACTTACCCTGAAGAACCTCTCTATACAATATGCAATCTATTGTGTGCTTAGCCATCATTATATAATAGTGGCAATGATTTGGCTGTATAGACTTATCAGCGTATATTCTATCGTATGATTGCTTGAATAACTCATAAGACCAGTTTAGGCTGAAGTATATTGCTATGTGACAGTTGGTAAGCGTTAAGCCTTTGTCAGCTGAAGCTGGATTAGCAATCAGGTACTGTATCTCCCCGGCCTTGAATTTTCTAATTGCTTCATTCTTTTCAGCAATGTTAGTTCCTCCATAAATGCAGGCACATCTGCTGCCGAAAATGCTTTGAATAATCTCAAACTCTTTTCTGTAGTTAGCCCAAATAATAACTTGTTCTCCTCTTATACCATCTTGCTGAAGTAAATCTTCGAGTGCTTTAAACCTCCAATTATCCAATAGGTACCATTCGGCTAATTCAGTACCATAAAATTTATTCTCCTTAGCAGCTTGAGTATCTAGTATAAAACCAGAAGTAACCTGATTTAGCTTGTTTAATTTTGCTGCTGTGCTTGGAGCAGTTATTCTTATATCATTACCAAGCTCTATATACAATTCATTCTTAAGCTTTCTGTAGTGCTTCATTAGGTCCTCAGGCATGTCGTATTCGACTTCATGGAACGTACGCCCAGGCGTGTTTAGGACATCCTCTTTATCTACATATAAAGAATATTTTTTAATTCTGCTATATAACTCATCCTTCATATCTGGTCTAAGTGCGAGCTTTTCATACTGAGGCTCATATGATAGGTTTATGAAATATCTCTCTTTAAACTGGGTGTAACTTGGTTGCCAGCCATAGTAATCTATGCATCGCATCTGCATATAATATTCCCATTCGCCGTTTGGCGCTGGTGTGCCAGATAATAAATAGAATCTATTCACTGTTTGTGCAAATTCAACCATTGCTTTGCTTACTTTTGATCTTGGGCTCTTAAGATCTGAGCTCTCATCTACAAACACACCATGAAAGCCCATTTTATCGAAATACTCCTTGTAGCCTATAAACGATTCAGTATTAGTAACGTATATATTAGCTTGCTGTTGCATTGCCTTTATACGCTTAGCCTTTGTTTGAGCATGGCAGTTAACAATTTTTATTTCAGGAAAGAACTTCTCAGCATCCTCAAGCCAAGCATTGTAGATAAGTATCAACGGGCACACAACCAACCACTTATGTGAGGGGTTAGCTACAATATCATCCTTTATTATAGTTAGCGCAAGCGGTGTCTTACCAGTTCTTGTGTCATAGAAAAATGCAAACCTATCATAATATTCTGCTAATTCACGGCCAAGTTGCTGGTGTGGTCTTAGCGTTAATCTATCTGACACAACACATGAGCGTCTTGGACCATTAGCCAATAAGTCTGATACGTTATCGCGTAACCGCATCTCCTTATAAAAGTAGTTTTGTATGGCGAGCGGCGCTGTGTCTATATTATTCTCATCAATATTACGAAGTAACTTTAGTATTTCAGGTGTGTTGTGTATAGACATCCTATAATTTGTTCTTATACGATTTACATGAACAGGATAAATTGAAGCGAGCTTTGTTTGCGTGTCAATATCATTACGGTCACATCTAACTTCTATATAGTTATTTGTAAATATAATCTTGTTAGCCAACACGCAACGCCCCCTATAATATGCTGATATACCGATAATAATCATTGTGTGGGCAGGGATTTGCACCCTGCATGAGGAGTTCAGTTCCTTTTTTCATGTGCGGGACTCCTCTAGTGTACGAACTCTAGCGTCTACCTATTCCGCCACCACACAATTAACACGCAACGCCCTTTATAATAATATTGCCGATGTACCGAAAGCGAGAAAAGTACACCGGCTTTATAATCAACCACGGGCCGTCATACATATAAGTCTGACTAGCCTGTAGGTAGATTTCTACTGAGCTTAACCTCTTACCCAGCTGTGAAGCTTCCTGCTAGACATAGCAGCTTATACCAGCACCTTGACAGGACTGCATCGGTACTGGTTATATACATAACGTACCCGTTAGAATATGCTAAGTGAGTTGGACAGTAGATAAGCTACTGGGAGGTCCAACTCAGATTACCAGTCATCGCCAACTGTCTAAAGCCCATAATTGTTGGGTTACCAGAAATAAGGGGGGTCAATGGTAACCTATGGGCTTTAGACAATTGGCGATGATGCCAATTGTCTTGTGAGGTGTTCTAGATTTCGTTAGCGGACTCTTCATCCATAATGCCCGCAACATTTGGCGTTTCAGGAGCCTTAGCAACAGCAGCAACTCTTTTTGCTTTTTCAGCAAGTGCTGCATCGACTCTAGCCTGATTTGCTGCAATAGTTTCCTCAGAGGCGCCCCGCTGCTTAGCCTTGTAAAGAACTGACTTTGCGTTGATAATTTCTCTCTTCAACTGCTCGTCGGTCATCTCTTCAAGAGTCAAGCCAGCAAGCTGACCTCTCGGCTTCTTAACAGGAGCCGGCATCTCGATCTCTGCTGTGAATACGTCACCAGCAGACAAACCCTCCGGAACTGTGAGTTCCACTGTAAATGTTTTACCCATGGTAATCCTTCCTTTCGACTAGTAAATTTTATATTCTAATATTATTATACTCTTTATTTCATTAAAAGTAAACCCCCTATTCTTACGAGTTTTCTTCAAGAGTTAACGCATAGAACAAGATGCTACCCGTGATGCGGAGTAATTGGCTTTATCTTACTTTCTCACAATCTCAACATTCTTAACATTCTCAACTTTCTAAGCGTTATTCTTAAGATTTTATATATGTATAAAAACTTTTAAAGATTTTTATTTTCAAAATTGAAAAAATGATTTTTATGTCAAAAAGTTAAGAATGTTGAGAATGTTTAGAAATTGGGATATTTAGATAATTTATTTTCTTTCTTATATATTCATTATTTTTGGTAACCTTCGCCGGACAGTATTAGCTCTAATCGCTCACGCGTGGTCCGCGTATAATTAGTAGAGTAGATCCCAGCGTCCCAGCGTTTCTTTGCACCAGTCTCACCCATATTGTAGGCCATCAAAGCCTTATCTATATCCTCATATTTATGTAGGTATAACGACAGCATAAATACACCTGCATGTATATTTTGTTCTTCATCTAAGAAGTCTGTTATTCCAAGTTTCTCAGACAACCATTCGTGGTTAATCTTGTTAATCTGCATGAGACCATAGTCATTTGTCTTACTAATTATAGTTGGCACAAATTCACTTTCACGCCACATAACAGCAAGGACTAACGGGTAGTACTCTTCAATCTCATAATCTACACATAAGTTGTATGTGTAGCGCTGCAGCGCAGCATCTAACGGTACATTGTAGATCTCAGGACCTTCTTCCTCTTGTTCATCTGGTTCTTCTACTGGCATAACAGGCTCCTGTTCAATAACTTCTACTATTGATTCCGGCGTCGCTGCGATGCTGTATTCCACCACTGCAGGCTCATCCTCTAAGTTAATATGTAACAGAACAGTTAATGATACGATCGCCAACACCAAGACCCCTATCTTTACTTTAGACATTTCAATTCCTCCTTTTTCTTCTATTCTATCATTAAAAAATGCGGTAGTACATAGGTTCGTGAAAAACCATAAGTAACTTTTTAATATATAACACAGAAGCTTCTATGGACTTGTAATAAGTTTTATACAAGTTCGTAATAATGTTTTAAGGTGTTTATACGCCTTAATATCACGAACTTGTTACATGTATTATAAGCAAATATAATGCCCGGGTAATCTCCGGGCATTATGCTAAATCTTCTTGGTATAATTTAAACATATCCAACCAGCACCGCTTTTAAGCTTGCCCCATCTGCCTTGAGTATCTACAATGGTATATGTTCCCTTATCTGTAATAGCACCCTGTATTTTATAGTTAGTGCCTGGGCCACTCCTTATGTTTAGCTTGTTAGCAGTAACCTTAACCAAGTAGGGAGCGGGAGCGGGAGCGGGAGCAGGCGGCGATGAGTCTAGCCTTTTAGTGTAACCGAGATGTATCCATCCTACGCCACTTTTCAGCTTGCCCCAATCATCCTTAGTATCTACAATGGTATAAATGCCTTTGTCTTTTATAGTTCCTGTAATGCTATGTGCAACACCAGGACCACTTCGTATATTCAACGCATCAGCTGTAACCTTTACTAGAAAGGGGGTCTGGGTCTGGGTCTGGGTCTGGACTCCTAGTCTTTTGTTCACCTCTGCAGCGATGTAAGGAAACTTGCTGCCCAAATATGGTCCAGGGCACACGGTATTAGCGAACATATCATGCCTTGTTAAGTTACCGCTTTTGTCGCCTGTGTATACAAGTTTATCTATACCATTACGTTTGCAAATATCTACACATAAGTCTATCGTTCGTGCTAGGACTTTATCACTAACAGGCCAGTCACCACCTACGGCACTATTAGCAACTTCTATAGTGACTGCTTCGTCATCATTGGCAGCATTAGAACTAGTCCACGCACGGTTCTTCTCTTCTACATACATAGCGATCCTGCCATCAACACCAACGGCGTAATTCGAACTTGCTCTGCGCTCCGGCTTTGCAAATATCTCGCCGCATGTTTCTACAGATAATGGGCCAGCCATATGATGTATTGTAATCTTCTTAATCTTTTTCCTTCTTGGGTTAGTACTGTTAGGTGAGATTTTTATATATTGTACCAATGGGCTGTTACCCATTTTTAATCACCCTCCACCGTTCAAGTATTTCTTTGAGTTTGTCGTAACCAAACATTGCTGCATACGCAACCATAAAGCCTACTACCACAGCAGCGACGATGAAATACCATGTAACTGCTATCTGTGAAATTTGGCAGTATGCAAAGAATGCAACTAGCGTTAGCACTAGAGAAATTATAACTGCTAGCAATGATGTAGGAATCTTATCCCACGTTACTTTCTTTATCACCTCAGTGATAATATTTGTTAGAGCTACTAACAGACCAATTATTGTCAGTAAAGTTGTTATTTCCATTATCCCTTCGCCTCCTCATCATCATTATCGTCTACGTATTCGCTCATTTTCTTTCTGACTACTTTTTCAAATAGACCTAAACTTTTGATACCAGCATCTCTTAAGTTTTCAATTATAGATAATG